AGTACTTGAGAAAGGGTTTTCAAAAATAGACATAACATCATTAGTGTAACATTTTTTCATAGCGTTTGACAACGTTTTGTTTTTGTATTACACTTTGTTAAATATGTTTCGGAGCAAGTTTGAAAAGGTTATTAATAATTTATTAAAAAGACACAAGGTTGCTTTTGAGTATGAACCTTATAAATTAAATTATGTTCTTGAAAAAACGTATATTCCTGATTTTGTGCTTGCAGACACCAACATTCATATTGAGGCAAAAGGGTACTTAAAACCCGAAGATAGGCAGAAAATGATTGCAGTGAAAAAAGCCAATCCTGATTTAGATATTCGTTTGTGGTTTCAAAAAGACAATTATTTAACCAAGTCTAAAAAATCAAAGTACTCTGATTGGGCTGAAAAAAATGGTTTTAAATACCACATTGGAGAGGAGTTACCTAAAGAATGGTTGAAGAAAATGTAGATAAAAAAGTACTGGTAGATTTAGAAGTAAGTTTACCCTTGGATAAATTTAAACAAATTAAAGAGTTGGCGGATAGTTTAGAAAAAACAGTTCCGGAAACAATTGAACTTTGTTTATACGAAAGATGTGAAGATTTACTTTCACAATTTCAAGAAATGGAGAAAGAGGCCCCGGCAGATTAGATGAAATTTGAAAAGCTCGACACAGATTTACAAGAGTTTCTTTTAGAGAGTATTTCTCTTTCCAAGCTTAGAAATTCTAAAAAGGGACTATTTAAAAACAATGATTTTTTTGAGGAGTTATCAAAAGCTATAGAGTTGGAAGCGGAGTTGTTTAGAGCTGTGTTGGACCGAGCTTTAATTGATTTTGTAGATCCAGCTCTTCATAAACAGTACCGTCAAGAAGTGGAAGAGTGGTTAGATCTTGACAACCCAGATTTTAAATTAACTTGTGAAGCTGCGGAACTCCCGCCCCTTCTTGTTTATAAAATGTTTTTTCTTGTTGAGGATTTACTCCTTTTACAAGGAGAAATTAGCAATGAAACTACTAACAAAGAGGAATAATATATGACAATAAACAACCCTATACAACCTTCAAAAGAGGTTCCTGACTATTGCTTTGATAAGCATGAAGCCCAGAAACTTGTTACTGCAATTAAAAAATATTACAAAGATAATTACAATAAAGCCGTGAATGTCTGGCTGGAAAAAGTCAATTCTGAAACGAGTTTTTCTAAAACTCTATGGACTGTACAAAGTGACCTAAATTTTAAATGCTAAACAAACAGAAACTTTTAAAAATTCTTGAAGAGCTTCAGACAGACTTGAACCAGCTTATACTTTTAGATGATAAAAGTGTTTTAAAGGAACACATCCTCGATTTGTCAAGTTTTATCGACTCTGTGCTAGTCTCTGATCCTGAGCATAATGATGTTGAAGAAGATATAGATGATGAAGAGGACGTAGAGGATGTATCAGATGTTATTGAAATGTTTAAGTAACAAAAAAAGGAGGGGAGTTTAAATGAAGTCAGCCAAAATAGACAATAATGAAGGACTAAAGTACGATGAAGAAAAGCTTAGGTACGATCTCCTTCCTCCAGAATTATTGGAAGAAGTTGCTAAAATCCTTACCCATGGGGCTAAAAAGTATTCTCCCCGCAATTGGGAAAAAGGATTTACATGGGGACGTCCTTACGGGGCTCTTCAACGACATCTCTGGGCATGGTGGAACGGAGAAGATAGAGATCTTGAAACTGGAGAGTCCCATCTTTCCCACGCAGCCTGTTGCATTGCCTTTTTATTGGCCTTCGAGAAGAGGGGGACGGGAACAGACGACAGACCCTCAAGCAAACCTTGATTACTTTAAACATGGTTATCCTCACAGACCGGATGTCTTTAGAAAGGGTGATTGTGTTTTAGTTTGGGGTGGAGAAATTACCTACCCGGAATTTGGTATTGTGGAAAGTCTTGGAGAAACAGATACATTTTCCGATAAAGACACTCGTTATATTGTAAAATTGTTATCTTGCAAAGGATATGGGTTAGTCTCTTACGAAAATCTACTGCCTGCTAGTAGATGTTGACTTACTTTATCCTCCTATGCTAGTATAGAAAAACATTGTTAGTAGACGGCTCCGTATGGAGTACACAAGCTGTGTTTACTAACGACTACCACATCCCGAAGAAGCTCCTTCCTAAAATTTTAGGGCGTGGATAGCGCACCGAAGGTGTTTTCTTCGGGATTTTTACCCCAAATGTACATATTATTTATCTAAAAGGAGCTATGTTAAAGCCTATGGCCAAAGACACCTACACCTGCCCAAAAACCAAAAACAAAATTACAATTGATTATGAAAGAGATAGTCTTCTAGATGAGGAAGGTCTGAAAAAGTTACACAGTGAATACATGAGAGAGGGAGAAGAGTCTCCTCAACAAACATTCGCAAGAGCTTCATGTGCTTTTGGCGACAATTCAGAACATGCTCAAAGACTTTACGACTACTGTTCCCAGCTATGGTTTATGTTCGCCACCCCTCTTCTGGCAAATGGTGGTACAGGGTGCGGGCTTCCCATATCTTGTTTTTTATCTGTCGTTGATGATTCAATTGATGATCTTCTGAGCAAGTACCGGGAAAATGGTTATCTTGCCGTTCATGGCGGGGGTATAGGCAATGATTTTTCACAAGTACGGTCGATGGGGACTCCTGTTGCAAGAGGGGGACAAACTCCCGGTGTTATTCCTTTTATCGTGAATGTGGACTCTCAAATGAGAGCGTACCACCAAGGAATGACTAGACGTGGAAGTGCTGCTGTTTATCTTGATGTCAGTCACCCTGAAATAGAAGAATTTTTGCGCTTGAGAAAGGCGACAGAGACTAATGGAGATAGTGGGCGAAAGGCTCACAGTGAAGGTTTCAACAACGCTGTTAATATCCCGGATTCTTTTATGGAGGCAGTCTCTCAAGGTTTAGATTGGGATTTGATAGACCCCCATACAAGGAAAGTTACTAAGACGGTTTCAGCAAGAGATCTTTGGAAACAAATTATTGAGATTCGTATGGAGACAGGGGAACCGTACCTTCACTTCCAAGACACTTCTAACGCAGCTCTGAACCCTCTTCTTAAAGAAAAGGGACTACAAATCCATGGTTCTAATTTGTGTAATGAGATTTTTCTTCCAACTGATGTAAATCGTACAGCCGTTTGCTGTCTTTCTTCTATAAATTTAAGAAAATGGAGAGAGTGGGAACCTGTTCAGCAACAGTTTATTGAAGATCTTATGCGGATGTTGGATAATGCTTTAGATGTTTTCTGTGAAGAAGCCCCTGCTGAGATGTGGAGAGCTGTTAATTCTGTGAAAAAGGAACGCTCTGTTGGCCTTGGAACGATGGGATTCCAGTCCCTCCTCCAGTCCGAAGGAATTCCTTTTGAGAGTGAAGAAGCTGTTACGTGGAATAAGAAACTCTATAGTCGAATTTCTTTTTATACTCACGTTGCTTCTCTTCAACTTGGAAAAGAACGAGGTGTTCCAGAAGATCTGGAGGGAAGTGAGGAAAGATTTGCTCACAGGATTGCTATTGCTCCAAATGCCTCCAGTTCTATTATCTGTGGGAATGTATCCCCTTCTATTGAACCGTATATGTCTAATGCTTACAACAGTATAACAAGCGTTGGAACTTCTTTTGTGCTTAACAAAGATCTCAAGAAATTGCTTCAAAAGCACGGAAAGGATACTCCAGAAGTATGGTCGTCAATTACGTTCCATAAAGGCTCGGTGCAACACCTAGACTTTTTATCAAAGAAAGAAAAAGGGGCCTATAAGACTGCCTTTGAACTCGACCAAAACTGGATTATTCGCCACGCAGCAGATCGACAACCTCATATCTGTCAAGGCCAGTCCCTAAACCTTTTCTTTAGAGGTGATGCGGAATTTGCAGATATTCACCAAACCCATAAATTAGCTTGGGAAAGCGGTTTAAAAGGTCTGTACTATTTGCGCTCAACTTCTATCGGAGAGCTTCAAAAAGAAGAAACTCCAAAAAACCAACCAATTGAATGTGTAGGATGTGAAGGATAATTTATGATGACAAGTTCACAAGAAAATATAATGAGACTAGAAGTAAAAGAAGATACCACACCCCTATCTCTCAAGGGACGAGACTATTATAAACCGTTTCAGTACCCTTGGGCGGCAGAGCTGGCGATGAAACATGAAAAAATTCATTGGCTCCCAACTGAAGTTTCTCTTAGTGAAGACTTGATGGATTGGGCTACAAAGCTTTCTGATGAGGAAAGACATTTGCTTACGCAATTGTTCCGGTTTTTTACACAAGCTGATGTAGATGTAATGGGAGCATATGCGGGAGAGTTTCTTCCTACATTTAGAAAACATCCTGAATTAGCTGGAATGTTTGCTTCAATTGCTGCGAGAGAGTGGGTCCACACTTGGGGGTACTCACTTCTTTTGGAAACGGTAGGTATGCCAGAAACAGAATATCAGGCGTTTCAAGAGTATGAAGAGATGGCAGAGAAACATGACTTTGTACACAGTTTTGACTGTTCTACGCCTGAAGGCGTTGCTAAAACGTTGGCTGTCTACGGAGCCTTTACGGAAGGGTTGCAATTGTTCTCTACCTTTGCTATTCTAATGAACTTTCCTCGATTTGGAAAAATGAAAGGTATGGGTAAGATTGTAGAGTGGAGCATAAGAGACGAAGCGTGTCATATTGAAGCGTGTATTGGAATGTACCATGCATGGTTGGAAGAAAATCCTCAGATTGATCGCCCTCTTTTAGAAAAGGAACTTGTTGACATTTGTAAAAAAATGGTTGATTTAGAATATAAATTTATTGATCTTTCTTTCGGAGAGGTTTCCAATATTGAGGGACTAAGTAAAGATGAAATGAAACAGTACATACAAAATATGGCAGATGTTCGTCTTAAACAACTTGGATTAGATCCTATCTATGGTGTAGAGAATCCGTTGGATTGGTTAGATGTTCTGATTTACGGAGAAGCGAAAACGTCCTTTTTTGAAAACAAAGAAACAAAGTACTCAAAAGGGGCCATACAACAAACAAAAGAAGTGGAGTGGTGAAATATGAGTAATTTTAAGGATACAGTAGTTAATAAAGAAACTGGAGAAGAGGTTTTGGCTTCCTTTTATGATGATTATTATGGACGACATAAGTACGGTATTTTAGTAAAAGAACAAGTTCTCACTGAGGACGAGTTTAGTCAAAAGTGGAAGAGAAAAGGGTGACAAGAATTAACGAATATAAATACTTAAACCTTCTATCTGATGTTCTTTATACTGGAACAGAAGAGATAGATCGAACTGGAACCGGGACTCTTTCTGTTTTTGGTACGCAAACACACTATGCTTTACAAGACGGGTTTCCTCTTCTAACAACAAAGAAAATGTTTTGGAAGGGAATCCTTTGTGAACTGTTATGGTTTATTTCCGGAAGTACAAATATAAAGTGGCTTCAAGATAATAAAGTTCATATATGGGACTCTTGGGCTGATGAAAATGGAGATCTGGGACCTGTGTATGGACAACAATGGAGAAACTGGGGAGGAACCCTTGACCAGCTAAAGTTGGTCATAGCTGGTCTTACAAACAACCCTCAAAGCAGAAGACACATTGTGACAGCTTGGAATCCTACAGATATTCCTGAGATGGCTCTTCCTCCATGCCACATGATGTTTCAGTTTAAGGTGCGTGAGAACAAGTGCTTAGATTTACAACTGTACCAAAGATCAGGAGATTTGTTTCTTGGAGTTCCTTTTAATATTGCCTCATACATGACTCTTCTAATACTTGTGAGCACGGTAACAGGATATCATCCGGGAACTTTTGTTCATACTATTGGAGATGCTCATATATACTTGAATCATATTCAGCAAGTTGAAAGACAATTAAACCGAGTTCCCTATCCAGCTCCTACTCTTGAGATTAACAGTAAAGAAGAAATAGATGATTTTGTTTTGTCTGACTTTAAACTCAAAGACTACATACATCACTCACCTCTCAAGGCTCCGGTCGCTGTTTGATTTTAGAACCAATCAGTGATACAATTATAGATATAAATGGGATATTCAAATAAGAATTCTAAACACACTCCTACCCCTCCTTCCGGACTGACCCCGAATCAATCCTTGTTTATTGACGCTATCCACCATAAGGAAATGATTATTGCTTCTGGGTCAGCCGGAGTAGGAAAAACCTATTTATCTGCTGTGTACGCCGGGTACTATCATCTCTTAGGAAAATGTACTAAGATTATTCTGACACGTCCTACAGTCGGTACAGGGAAGTCTATAGGCTTTTTTCCGGGGTCCTTATCTGAAAAGATGGAACCATGGACACAGCCCTTTGTATCTGTCTTAGAGGAATACTTGACAAAGGGAAAAGTCGAAATGATGATGAAGAACAACCAAATTGAGATTGTTCCTTTTGAAGTTATTCGAGGACGAAGCTTCGATGATTCTTTTATCATTCTGGATGAAGCTCAGAACACAACAGAGATGGAGATGAAAGCTTTTGTCACAAGACAAGGCAAGAATTCTACCACCATTATTAATGGAGACTTAACGCAGAGTGATTTAAAAACACCCTCCAATGGTCTTCAACAACTTTTTGAGCTTGTAAAAACCAATCCTAAACTTCAAGAAAATGTGTCTCTTATCGAGTTTACAATAGACGATATTGTACGCTCAGAACTTTGCAAGCTTTGGGTAGAAGCTTACGAAAACCTTTCAATTTGACACTCTAAAAAATTTGGTATACACTCTTTGAACACATTGAGTACTGCTAAAGAAAGGTAGTTTTATGACGTACACTTTGCAATTTATTACCGATCCAGAGAAAGGGAACGATAGATTGTTAATTTTTAAAGAAAGTTTAAAAGACTATTCTAGTCAGTTTTGTGAATGGCCAGCAGGTCTGGACGTTGACACTGATGTTGATCTAGATGCCACAGTAGGTTTTGTTATTTTTGATGATGTTTTAGTTCAACCGGAAAAGTCCGCAGAATTATTCTTAGCTTTAACGTTCTTTGCTGAAGAGGGGGGTGAAGGTCCCAAGATTCTTTTAGATTTGAGAGAAGAGTATTTGGAGTCTTTAGTGGACGATAGTGAGAATGAGACTATTTTTCACCTTATGGTTTCCGTAGCCTCCACCCTGCTTTGCGACTCTGAAGTAGCTCAAGAGATGGTTTATAACAGAACAGGGATTCTTGCAACGATAATTTCAACTCCTTTAACTAAGGCGGAACAGGACACACTTTTGGAATCTTCGAAAACATTGGACAACACTGATGAAGTTCTTTGGTATGGTTCTATTAAGGATCTGTTCAATATTAAAAAGGAATTCTACCAACACCCGGAGATACACCTTCTCACAAGAACAATCAAACCTCGTATTCCTTTAAGTGAAGAGGAGAAGAAAAACCGTATAAAAATTTATAAAGATAGTGAGCAAAAGCAGGACCTCTTAGAGAACGCTTTCTCAATCGTGTATCTCCCTCCCAGCTTTACTGAAGAAGGAGAGTTTAGACGTCTCTCTTCTATTAAAGAGTGCGTTCAAGCAGGTAATCTAGTGTTTGCTCCAAGGGCAGTAACAGAGTTTGCGATAACAACTCCCTATACTAACTTCCAAGAAGTGAAAGACTTTTTAAATGAAAAAACTCGTGAAGAGTTACAAACTTTACTAACAGAAAAATTAAAACACCTTTTAGAAAAAAAGGATAAAACAACTATTTACAATACTTTGGTGAGCACACTTTTATCAACCATGGAGTACCAAGAAATTGACGAACGAAAGGATAGTTATGACGGTTCTTGCTAAGAAATTTTCCCACATAAAAGTAGATGAAAAAGGAAGGGATCATCTTGTAATTCCCGATGACCACGCAAGTCCTTTTGATACATTTGACAGATACGAATGGTTAGGACAGTTTATTCTTGAGAAACAGCCTGAAGTTATTGTTAAAATAGGAGATAGCTGGGACATGCCTTCGTTAAGCTCTTATGATAAGGGCAAGAAGTCACACACAGTTACAAAAAATGTCAAGGCTGATATTGAGTCTGGTCATTATTCGGAGCAGTTATTGTTTGGTCCTATTATCCAATATAATAACACCATGACAAAATGGAAGAAAAGAAAGTACAATCCCCTTATTGTTAAATGTATTGGTAACCATGAGTTCCGTCTTAAAAGAATGTTAGAGTACGAACCTCAGTGGGAAGGAACCGTGGACATGGGTATTTTCAGAACTCGTCTCGATTTAGATGAAGTTGTTGTGCCGTACTTGGATTACGATATATTCGATGGAGTTGGATACTCGCACTACTTTGTTTCAGGAGTTCAAGGAAGACCTGCCTCAAGTGCTGCCGCTATGATACGAAAGACAGGTATTAGTTGTACTATGGGACATGTTCATACCCTTGATTATGCTACTCAAAAGAGAGCGGACGGTAAGCTTACAAGAGGTGTTTTTTGCGGATCGTTTCATGACAAAAACCACGAGTCTTTTGCAGGAAAACAAGTTGATAATGTCTGGTGGAACGGTGTCATATATAAACATAATGTTATAGAAGGTGACTATGATATTGAAGAATGGTCAGTAGAAAGACTTGAAAGGGAGTATAGTTAAAATATGTTTCAATTTTTTAAAGATTTAAAACAAGCTTATAGATTGGTCAAAGGTACAGGCGAGTATGCTTTAGGAGAATCTAAAACGGTTCTCTTACCCTCCAAAATTAAGTCAGTAGATCCTGAAGAAGATACAACAGAGTATGCTGGTAAACAACAACTTTTAAAAGCTTTCGTCTCTCCTGTTGTGTATTCCTACTTAAAAGAAGAAGATCCAGAAAGTCTTGTTTACTTAGGTCAGGTTATAGACAATCTCTTGAAAAGACAGAACTGTGAAATAACTAAGCGAGATTTGAAAAGCGACTTCAGTATTGTTAGAGTGGACGAGTATTATGCAGACCAAACTTGAATCTCTATTAGAGGTAGGTTTTAAAACAGTGGTCGGATTTCTAATTTCGATGGCCGCAAATTATTATGTCTTACCAAGCTGGGGCTACGAAGTTACCCTTCAAGATAGTTTTGAAATTACTGTATTCTTCACAATTTTGTCCATGGGAGTCTCGTTCTGTATCCGAAGAATTTTTAATAAGAAATCAATTAGAAAAGTAGAGGAGTTGATTCTACAAAATGACACACGAATTAAGTAAGTGGGATAAAAGGTTCCTTCACCTTGCGAGTGTGTACGCTTCTTGGAGCAAGGATCCTTCAACAAAAGTTGGAGCTGTTATTGTTAATGATAAAAATCAACAAGTTGGGCAAGGGTACAACGGTTTCCCAAGAAATATGTATGATCTTCTAGATCGCTACGGTAATCGAGATTTTAAGTATAAGTTTATCCTCCACGCAGAGGAAAATGCCATTTTAAATGCACAAGGTTCTTTAGAAGGATCCACAATGTACTTGTATCCTTTTCTTTGTTGCACCAACTGTGCTTCTAAAATCATTCAAACAGGAATAAAAAAGATCGTAGCACCCGCCTCTACTTGCGAAAGATGGGGAGGTAACCATGCTCAAGCCTTAACTCTTTTAGAAGAAACTGGTATAGAAGTTGTGGAGGTTACCTTTGACAATATTAACACCGGATAATTGGATTATACTAGAAATAAAAGATAAAAAGACTTATGAAACCTCTCACAAGGTACTTGCTGGGTGGTCTGGAGGATACCTTACGGGAAACTCATGGCGTATCAATTCAGGAATAAAATCCATAGAAACTAAAGAAGATTTCTACGTTGTGACAGGCCATTCAGAAACAGTTTATCATCTTTACAAAGCGAGTGAAGCTTTACGGATGAACATACTTCCTATTCTGTTTTCTTTAAGAAACCAGTCGGAGGAGGAGAGCAGTCCCTCTATTGTTGAAGGGATTGATATGGAAGAGATCCTACCTCTCTATAGCTCAAAGAAAGAATTATAAATGACAAATACTTTTTTTATATCAGACACACATTTTGGACACCATAACATTATGAGATACGAACCGATTTGGGGGGAACACTTTGATTCTATTGAAGAAAGAGATGAACACCTTATTAAAGTTTGGAATGAAAGGGTTTCTCCTAAAGACACGATTTATCATTTAGGGGATGTCTCTATTCCTCGAAAAGGTCTAAAACAGATTGATAGGTTAAACGGAAGAAAGATACTTATAAAAGGCAATCACGACATTTTTAAAATGGACGATTACTACCCTCGTTTCGCTGATATACGTTCTTACAAAATGCTTCCTAAACACGGCATAATCTGCTCTCACATCCCTGTTCATTCTGGACAACTCGCCTACCGTTTTAAGTGGAATATACATGGTCATACACACGGTAATATTGTTATGAAGAAAGTGTCACAAGGACGTCCATTAGGGCTAGGAGAAGCTCCCACAAAAGACGAGGGCACTATAATTGACGGAGAAACAACGAACACTTACACTTATGACCTTCAATATATTAATGTTTGTGTGGAACACCTCCCTAATTTTGGTCCTATTAGTTTTGACGAGCTATTGAAAGAGATTGAAGAGCGGTCGGAAGCTATGGTATAATAATAAGTATTATGGCTGACAAGAAAAAGAAAAAAACTCCACCATCTAAAAAATACGCAGATGGAACAACTTATAAAACTTCCTCTGGAGAGACAAAAAAACGAGTATCTTACCCCGGAACTAAAAGAGGGGACGCTTACTGTGCCCGCTCCTCCGGTCAAAAGAAAACAGATAAGGTTAAAGTTCGACGTAAAGAATGGGGTTGTAAAGGGAAGAAGAGTTATAAATAAAGATGTCACGTAACTATAAGTCAGAATACGACAACTACCATTCAAAGCCTAAGCAAAAAAAACGCAGAGCTCAAAGAAATGCTGCCAGAAATAAAATGACTAAAGGTGGTAAAGTTACTAAAGGAGATAATAAGGACGTTCACCACAAGGATGGAAATACAAAGAATAACTCTTCAAAAAATTTAAAAGTAACTTCTAAAAAGAAGAACCGTTCTTTTCCTCGAACAAAAACAGCTAAGAAAAAGAAATAATAATACTATGAAAATCGGAAGAGTTAGATTTAGTAAACATACAGAAAGATCTTACACAAGATATAAAATGTTTATAAACTGGCCTTTTTTAGGACCTTTAGAACCGAGGGTATTTTTTTGGATAGGACGTTGTCGCATTGATGTGAAGTATTCTGGATTTTCTCTAGAAGTCCACTCTAAACAGTGGATAGAGAAATATGGTCCTTGGAGTCCCGACCGAATTAAAGGGGTAAAATACGTACCGGGAAAATATGGTAAAAAGACTAGACATTTTTTTAGACCAAAACTAAAACAAGAAGAAATTAAAGCGAACCCACAAAGTAAATAGAACTACAAAGGACTAAAAGACTATGGATAAGAAACACAATAAAGGTGAGTACGGGATGCACTCCGACACTACCAAAACCGAAGGGTATATGATGTACACGAAACATTCTGGCCATAAGGCGATAAAAGAAGGTTCAAGCGGGTACCCTGATAAGTTCACAGATATTTGTGATTACCCCAAAGGGGGAGACATTAAGCCTAGCAAGCGTTCTAAGTAAACACTCATCAATAATAATAAATTATGTTGGCCCCGGATGTTTCTGTTAGTCTTTTAACATACTACCGGGGCTTAGCTTTAAAAGAAAAGGATTTTATTAATAATGACGGTGCCTGAAATACTAATGATTGTTGCAGGGTTGTCCCTGTTTAGTTTTATAGGAGGTTATATCAGCCGTATGACTGGAGGTGGAGGGATAGACCTTCCTCTTGGCCTAGAACAGTGGGTATATACTATTCCAATGGTTTTACTAGGAGGTTATGTAGCTTTTCCAGAGCTCTCCAGTTTATCGTACTACTATTCTGTTCCTATTGTAGGTGCGTTTTGGTTCATTTCTATGTTAGGAAAAAGACTGGGACATGGACAGTATATGGATCTGGGACACTTCACAGGGAAGGTGTCAACTCCTGAAAAAATTGAGTTTATCGTTAAAAGATTCTTTGGGAAAGACCCCTCTTTAAATGGAAACCCAAAGGGGGGAAGTTTCTGGAGAGACTTTTTTGGCCTTTCTATCGTTGGCTTGGGTCCAGTTCTTCCTCTAGTTATACTATTACTCTCTTATGGTCTGACACTAGAAGGCAGTCTTGTAGCTCTGGGAGGCTTACTGAAAGCTGTTGCGTATATTATTGGGTGGGAGAAGCCCTTTTTCAAGAAACAGCGTTGGTTGGGTCTATACGAATCTACAGCTGAGGGCGAGTTCCTTACAGGAATACTTTCCTATCTCTCTATAGGTATAGCCTTTTTCAGTATTCTAATTGACAAAGTTGAAATTTATTGGTAGGATGTGAATATCATGCCAGTACACAAATGTTCAAAAAGAAGAAACCTCGAAGCTAAGGAATTGTGGACTCCTAAGTATCGCCCCAGAATTATTCCCGATAAGAAAAAACAAGAAAATAAAAATAAAGCAAGAGATAAAGGAAGTATAATCGACCATGACTGATTATGTTGTAGATTTTTTAAATAAGAAACGAGAAAAAGAAAGAGACCCTGCTCAAGAAGAATTGGACAAAGCAATCACAGAGGGAAAAAAGATTATTGCGGATAAAATAGAAGAAGCCAGCTCCTTTGCTACGGTCACATTTGACAGTGAGGGAGAGCCTAGCATAAGCTTTGGTGGAGATTTAGACACATACAAAATGATAGGAGCTCTTGAACATGCTAAACAAGCGGTGCTTTCTAGTTCTTTGTCTTTGGAGCCTGACGATGACGGCACTGACGAGTAACTTTAACGATGTAGACTTTAACTTTATAAAAGAGTTGGAAGGTTTTGAAACGGAAGGGTATGTACCAGATCCAGAAAATAGTAAGAGTGGTGTAACAGTCGCTTCTGGTTTTGATCTTGGAGCAAGGGATGTGAAAGACTTGAAAAGACTGAGCCTTCCTAAAAAGCTCATTAAAAAGCTTAGCCCTTACCTCGGATTAAAGGGAAAAGAAGCAGTAGAAAAACTACAGAATTTTCCCCTAGAAATTACGGAAGAAGAAGGGCTTTTACTGAATAAGGGGGCGAAAAAGGAAACACTTGAAGAGCTTTCTCGCAAGTTCAAAGAGGACTTTGAAAGATCTTTTACGTCTCTAAGCCCTGAAGAGCAGACTGTCTTAGCAAGCGTAGGCTTTCAATACGGAACGGGAAGAGAACAAGGACTCCCCTCCCAAAAGTTTTGGAAACAAATGGGAGAAGGGCGACTACAAGATGCTTATGCTAATCTTTTAAACTTTAGGGACAGGTACGACACCCGAAGACGAAAGGAAGCAAAACTACTAAAGAGTGTATTTAAACTAAAAACAGAAGAAAGAAAGGCTTAACAACTATGGCACAAGATATATTAACAACGACAGAGACGATCGTGAAATTTTTAAAACAACCCTCAACTCTAAAAGGACTCGCAGGTATTGCGGGAGCCATTGGAGTAAGCGTTGCTCCTAATCAGATTGCAGCTATTCTAACCGCTGTCTTGTCTATTGTTGGTGCGATTGATGTCTTTACAGACGAGGATAAGCCAAAAGAAAAAATCAAGAAAGATATTGATGAAGCTTCTAAAAAAACTAAAGATGAAATTAAAAGCGAAGTTAAAGCTTCGGCTCTTAAGTAATCCCTAAAAATGAATTCTTTAATTCAAACTATTGTCGGTGTGTTCAAAAGTTTAGTAGGGCCTCTTATGAAGGCTTTCTCTTACTTTTGGACATACCGCTTTGGCAAAAAAGCCCAGCAACTAACAACCACAAAGAAAGAGTTAGAAAATGCAAAACAAACATCCAAAGCTTCTAACCGTATTGACAATCTTACTGATAACGAGCTTGACGGTTTCTGGTTGCAGTCTAATAAAAGACCCGGAGATAAAACCGAATAATAGCCTTTGTACTTCATCTCTTAAGACATTTCAGTTTTCTGAACAAGAAGTAAAAGCTTTATCAAGGTCAAATAAAGAAAACGCATTATTGCTTACTTGCCTTCTTCATCGTCGTTGTGATTATTCTCTTCCAAATCCTTCGCAAGAGAAGAGTTGTGTCCGAGTATTTTCCGAATCATCCAATGAATAATAGTTTCGGAATTTTCAGATAGAAAACCGCCTAGAGTCAAAATAAACTTAACTACGTCCTGAGCTAAAAGAGCGGTTCCAGCAACTATTAAATAAACAAGATAGCTTTCTAGTTTAGCTTCTGTAGCCAATACTCCGGCCATAGTTCCTAAAGGAACAGCTATAAAGAAACTTAATAGGTATTCCATAACACTCCTGTTTTTAGGAGAGAAAAGAGTATGTACAGTTCCAAAAAATAAAGACCAAAACAAAAAGTGGTCTATTTGATTTAATTTTTCTAAAAAGATGTGTTTCATGTTACTTCACTCTCAGGCTACTCTTATTAAAACTTTAGACTTTCCATGATAAAGTATATGTTAAAAAATACGAGAGCATATAGAATAAGGTACTCTAACTCAGTGGTGACCTGCCCTCCTTTACGGTATTCGGAGAACCGTTTAGGGAAAATACCACAACTCTTTTGAAAATGATCTTTAAATTTATGAATTATAAAAAATGTAACTCCCAACATTATAACATGGACA